TATCGACGTATCGACGTATCGACGTATCGACGTATCGACGTATCGACGTATCGACGTATCGACTGAATGGGGGTGACGATAAATGCGATACGGCGATACGACGGCCCGGCGATACGACGGCCCGGCGATTAAACGAATCGCCGGGGCAAACAGGCGGCGGGGGGTCGGTCCGCTGACCGGGCTCCCCGACGTATCGTCAAAAAATTTTTTAAAAGTACCACCAATATAGTAGGCCAAAAAATTTTTTAAATGGTAAAACGGCTGGTAGCGAATACGTTTAATTTTAAATGGTAAATTTAGCGTAGTAAATACGTTGCACTGTGTGTAGGTAAAGAGTAGATACGGTTCGTCGGGCCGACGGCTCGTCGAGACAACGCCCAAATTCCACGTCTAAAACTGCGTCCCGACCCAAATAAAATAGGTATGTAGACGTAAATTGGTCAATTTCGATTCTGCGGAAAAGAATTTTATAAAATTCATCCCTAAAAGTTTGAAATGTTAGAAAATTTTATTATCTTTGAGTGACGAGAAAATTTTCACGCATGAAAAAGATTCAAAAACGCTTACAGGACCTTACGGCTACGATCCTCAACCATGAGGACCCTACGTCGGAGGAATGCGCCGCATATTGTGCTGAACTTAAGATGTTGCGTGAATTGATCGCCACGTGGAAAGCGCTCAACGGGTACGAGGGGGACCTCGACCCGGACGCTGACCCCGGAGACAGGCCCGAGCGCAAATCGACGCAGGTGTGGGAGTAGGTATGTAGGGCCATATATAATATAGGTATGGGACTTACAACGAAAATACGGCTCACGAAAAAACAGAACGAAGCCTTGCGGCTCTTGGACGACAGACACAAAGACCTTATTCTCCTGCTGGGGGGCTCGGGATCGGGGAAATCTTTTGTGGAGGTCTACAAGATCATACGCGACGCACTGCGGTACAAAGCACCGTGCCTTATCGCCCGTGACAAACTGATCGACTTGACTACAGGTGTGATCGACCAGATCGTTCCGGTGATCCTTCAGTTGATCGCAGAGGAGAACGGGCAGGAGAGGTGGGACAAATGGACCATCGATGGGTTGAAGTTCGCCGTTTGGTCGGACAAACGAACCAAACTTACGTTCGCAACAGGCGGCTATGTAAGGTTTGCCGGGTTGTCCAAACGTGACATATCGGAGAGCGGTTCGGATAAGATACTTTCGCCGTCGTGGTTGCACATCGCAATCGAGGAGGTGTCGGAAGTAGACTGGCCGATCATCGAGTTGCTTATCACACGTTTACGTTTTCAAACGGAGGGTGTGACAAACAAACTCATAATGACGGAGAACCCGCCCTCTATGTACCACTTTTCGTACAAACGTTTTTTGGAGTCTCAACGTGAGGACGGATCGGAGTTGCCGGAGGAGGAGCGTGCACGACAGGCGTACCTTTTCATGCAACCCAAGGACAACGAGGAGAATCTTTCGGAGAACTACATACGCAACCTCTCGCAACTGACCGGAGCGAATCGGGAACGTTTCTACTTGGGGCAGTTCCAAGACGCAGAGCAGGGCGAGATATTCAAGCGTATAAGTTGGACGAAAGTACTGCCGCGCAAGTGCGAGTGGGAGCGTCTGTGCATTTACACCGACCCGACCCCGCTTACAGGTACGGACCACAGCATTTGGGCGGACTACAAGGCAAGCGTACTTTGCGGCCTGTTCGACGGTAATGCATACGTGCTCGACATACGTATCGTGAAAGGCTCCACGATGCAGATGCTCAACAACATCAAGCAGTTGTGGGACATGTCGCCGAACCAGTCCATAACAGAGGTATGGATGGAGAAGAAGCAGATACCGTCGGACTTCGATCAAGTCATGCGTAACTTCGCGCTCACGACCGGGTGGATGTGTCCCGTAAGGTATGACACGCGCAACTTCGGTGACAAGACAGCCGCGATCGAGACGTTCCTCGAACCGCTGTTCGAAGACGAGCATATATTTTTCAACAACGCATTCCGCGATACGGAGCGTGGTCGACAGTTGCAACATCAGATACTCAAATTCTCGCGTAAGCAGAACAAGAACAGGCACGACGACATCCCCGACGCGATCATGCGTTGCGTAACGAAGTTAATGGGTAAAAAGGGACGTAAGCAACGCGTGAAAGACGTACCGCTGGTTACGTTTGCAAGACCCGGTTACATTCACGATATCGTAAACAATGGGTGACGGCATAACAAACTACAATTACTACCCGGTAACAGGTGTGTATAACGTAGACATGCCGCCCGGTAACATAATGACAAATGGATAAGGTTGACGCATACGACAAGGAGCAGTTACAGGCTATGGGCTGGCTTTTCGACGAGATCGAGACGCCGGACACCGCTGTGCGCTTTGTCGAACAGGACCTTACGTCCGAGCAACAGATGCAAGTATTCAAGAACTTGAGCTGGAATGTGTATGTTACGGATAGCAAGAGTTTCTTAGGTTCGACTCTTACGCCCGAGGAGATCGAGCGGTTAAAGACTACGAGTGCGATCATACTGACTGACTTAAATAAGATTTTCTTATACGGCGCTCAAAGTGGAGATTATATCCGGTTTTATGGGATGGTCAATAACGATCAGTTTGGTGGTATTAATATCAATCCCTCAACTGGTCTTGTTACTGGGGTCGGTTCTTATCGCTTTTTGGATGTCGAATCAGTGCATTTCACGAAGCAGACCCTTACTATTCCTCAGCAGAATCAAGCCCTGGGCAACATAGGTATTGATTTCGTTAGACTTCCGTACTCTCTTTTGAATACTACGTTGTCGGATGAGATGATGGAAGTTGTCGATAATGCCCGAGGTATCATTTTAGTTGACACACCGTCCGATTATAGGAATCCGACGGTTTTCGTTAAGGGTAATAATGTATCTGGGTCTTGTATCTTCGTAGCCTTTGTTACGGGAAATACATATTGTATATTCACGTTTAACAAGTCTACAAAATTATTGTCGGGTATAAGTTCCGGTTTGACTTATGCAGGTTCGGTAAGATACGCCGAGACTCAGAGTCTAACTGATACCCAAAAGCAAAAAGCAAGGTCTAATATTGGGGTCCAGTCGGCCGACGAGTTGCTTGAGGATGATGACTTCATAGCCCAACTGAAAACTAAACTCGGCTTATGAGAACGTTTATAGCAGTACTTACTGCGTTTTTATTCGTTGCGTGTACGAAAACGGTCTATGTCCCGGTAGATCGTGTACGTACCGTGACGAACACCGAACGTGACACCATCATCAAGATCAAGCCGGTCAAAGAGATGGTTTACGTGGTTACGAGGGACACTATTGCTCGGGCGAGGACGAGTTACGCAGAAGCGGAGGCATCGTTAACGTCCGGGCAGTTAGCCCTCAATCTCCAAAACTTGGACGTGGAGATACCCGTCGAAACGAAGATACTCGAAACGTTCATACGGGACAGCGTGCCGTACCCCGTGGAAGTTACCAAGTACGAGGAAGTAAGGTATGTACCGTGGTACGACAAAGTGATACGATGGTTAGCACTTGCGTGCATCATCCTAAACGCTTTCGGGATTAATGTATTTGATATACGTAAACTTTTTCGCCTCTAAACTATGTCAGACTTCAATACTGTTCTATCGCTTATATTTGGGTTCCTTGGTGGTGGAGGGGCATTGATAACATACATGCTTTATCGCAAACAGTTGAAACGTTTCAAAAACGCGGAGGCTGTGGAAAAAGAGGTCGCTACGTTACGTAGCGCGATTGCGGCGATGGAGCAGAACCAAAAATGGTACGAGGAACGATTGGCCTCGTTACAGAAGTTACTGTTGGAGAAAGAGAGCTACGTTGAGATATTATCGAAAGATAAGAACCTTTTGGAGATAAAGCACTCCAAAAATAAGGGCGCGATCAATAAAGCGTATGAATGTAGTTTTTGCCCCGATACATCGAAGTGCCCGGTGCTGATTCAACGCAGTAAAAACGAAGAGGAGTATATAAGAACACTAACAAACGTGGTGAAATAAGGTATGTGGATTGAAACCGTACAGAAAACCATAGTCGACCCCTCTACGGGCGACGAGACGTTATATACGTTTAGCGCAAGCGCCGCAACGCAAGAAGCGGCTTTGCGCTATGCGTGTACGTATGCGTCTATGGTAGAGTACGGAATCGTTGCACAGAAATGGGAACCCACCGAGATGGCGTTCCCCCGTGAACAGTTGTACCAGTTTATCCAACCCAACCAGTTGGATATCATCGAACGCATGTACCCCGACGCTGTGGCTACTGCTTATCAGAATGCTATGGCGTATGTTCAGTCTTACATAGGTGCGATGTTCGACGTTGATACGATGCTGGCGTCCGGGGATACGTCCTCGACGGCCCTTACGTTACGGCTGGCGCTGTGTCTCAAAACCGTTGTGTATATTCTCGCTTCGTCTCCGCAGTACTCCGAGACGATTGAGATGCACGAACGTCAGATAACGATGCTGTTGCGTGGACTTAAAGTAGGAAACCGTAACATGGGTAAACACGGAATTGCGGGAGACCCGAACGTACGTGTTTCTGTTGTTTCATTACAAAAAACCGGAGCAAAACCGTAAGCTATGTTTCAGAATCCGTATAACATAATGAATTTCCACGGCGTCCCCAGCGCACGGATTCAAGCGTTACCTCAAAACTACCACTTTGAGTTGACGATGGAAACGTGGTGGAGCGCTGTACAACGTGCCCGAGTTTATTCGGATTTCACAGGTCTGGACGCATTGTTCAGCTACCTGTTGAAAAGTAGTACGTTGATCCGGTCTGCTGTTGACAAGCGACTGCGCCCGTTGAAGTCTCGCACGTTTGGCGTGATAGTAGACGGGAAGGAGGACAAACGTTTGACGAAACTTATTAAGAACTCGCCGTTTGTCCGCGAACTGATATATCAGAGAGGTTTGGCCAACTTCACGTTTGCGCGTGTTGTAGGTGTGAACAAGGACTTTTCGACGTACGTCTATCCGTTGCGAAACCTCGACATTGTGAACAAGGCCGTACGTCGAATGACCTACGAAATCCAAGACCCGATTTACGTTAAATCACACGTAAACCTGTTTTGGATGCAGACCTCGTATAACTCTGAAGATACGTTAGGTCTTTTGGAGCCTGTGGCTCGCGATTACATCAACATGTGCAACGCACAGAACAACTGGCAGACCGCCTCGCAGTTCCTTGCGTACCAGCAGATGATGATGTATTTCGAGAACGGGGACGAGGAGATGCAAAAGGCGGCCGAACTCGGAGCCAAACAGGTAGGTTTGGGGCAGGTAATTATATCCGGCAAATCTACCGACGAAACGACGGGTAGGGTTGTCAAAGACTTGGAGTTGGAGAACGTTTACGGCGGCGCGTCCGCTGATACGTTCCGTATCTTCAAAGAGAACATCGAGCAGTTACGCGGTTCGATTATGCAGTTAATTCTCGGTTCCTCTTTGCTCGGTATGAGCGAAAAGAATACGAACTCCGAACGTTTGGTGCGTGCGCACCTTAAACTGTTCCGCGATATTACCGAGGCCGACGCAATCGACGTACAGGACTGGTTTAATATCCCCGAGGTGCGTACGAAACTCGCATACCTGTTCAACGAACCCGCTTTGGAAAAAGCCCGCTTCGAAGTGAAACCGTCGAACTACATCGACATCGGGGACATCGAAGCGTACACAAAAATGCTCAAAGACTTAACGTTGCTTCCCACGGAAGGCTTCATCGAGAAAACAGGTTTGAGCGTGGAAGACGTAACAGGCTATGAAAACAATAAAAACGTTAGCGAGAGAGGCCAAGCAACTGGCGACGTACGCAAAAAGGGGGATGATAAAAGAGGTTTCGCAAGTATGGTTATGGACCGCGCAAAACGCTTTTTTAACAGAAACCGACCCGGCGACGGGGAAAAAGTGGGCTGATCGTCACGGTTTCATACGTGATTCTCGTGGACAGCATTTCGGTAACGCCGAGCCGTACCTCTCGTACAGTAAGTTACATCGTACGGGACGGCTGTTAAAAGGTCTGAAAGTACGGTACTCTACGTTTGCGACCGGAAAAGCGTTTATCGAACTCTACAACAAGGTTCCTTACGCAGAAGTGCACGAAAAAGGAGGAAGCGATACGTTTCGCGTGTTGAAGTTTCCCGATACACCAGCAAAAACGTCCGTAAAGGTTGGCGGAAACATCGAGCCACGTCCGTTTATGGAGCCGAGTAAACAAGTGTTAAAAGCACCCTACCGCCTGTTGACAATGAAAATGCAGGAATTTGGGTGGAGATAATAATAAGGTATGGTAGGATACGTAAGTGAAGCCGTTGCCAAAGCGTTGAAAAACTGGAAACCTTTGGCCGACGTAGGCATTATCCCGATCCGCGCAACGGGCGGCACTACGGTACTGGAGAACATTCCGCTACCGTCCATAGGTTTGCATGTGATCGGGGACGACGGAGAGGGTAATACGTTTTTCGGCGGTGGTATTCGTCAGTATTTCGAACTTATATTGTACGTTTTACTTCCGATAACAAACTACACGTTCTCTCCGGACGGCGGGGCGCAAGCACAGCAGTTGGATATTTCGGACGACGTTATACGTTGTATGGAACAGTCCAAAGACTTGGATTACATCAAGCAGAGGCACGATTTCAACATACAGTACGACCGTATGGACACAGACCAAACGTACGGAACGCAAGGAGCGATGTCCGTAGTTGTTGACGTTCATAAGATCGTGTATAAAGGTTCGGTTGAGTTCGACCCGAAATTGCAGTACGATGATACTGCGGTTTTGGAAAAGGTAAACATTAATATTGAAAAATAATGAGGGTATCAAAAAAGAAACAGGTTCTTACGACCAGCACGGTTAATCTGAACTCTGTTCAGATTCCGACTGACTGTATTGACTGGAGCGTCTACGACAAGAATCCCGTACTTTTGTACAATCGTGCAAACGAGAGTCACAAAGGTGTGGTGGTAGGTAAGGTTCTGAACCGTGAACGTATAGGGGACGCAATCGTTGCAAACCTCGCTTTCATGGAGCGGAACGAGGACGCGGACATTGCGTTCGAAAAGTACGACCAAGGCGTCCTGCCCTACGTTTCCGTGGGTGGGTATGCACGTGGTGAGGAGAACTCGGAGGGTGTATTTGTCTGTGACAAGTACATGATCCGTGAGGTTTCGCTTGTAGCGTTTCCTGCAAACATCGAATGCGTCGCGTTGGACGATAATAACGTTCTCGCATCGGAGCAGACGATTGTAGAAGGTATGCGGACGGGCAAGACCGAAATACGCTATGTGACGTTGAGTTGGGACGGCGATATGGGAACCATCGTGAACGCATCCGAGGGAGAGCCCGCGCCGGAGCCCGCTAACGCTTCGGAGGAAACGCAGACCGAGGAAACCAACGCTTCGGAGGAAACGCAAACCGAGGAGGCCAATGCTTCGGAGGAAACGCAAACCGAGGAGGCCAATGCTTCGGAGGAAACGCAGACCGAGGAAACCAATGCTTCGGAGAAAACGCAGACCGAGGAAATCAATGCTTCGGAGGAAACGCAGACCGAGGAAACCAACGCTTCGGAGGAAACGCAGACCGAGGAAATCAATGCTTCGGAGGAAACGCAGACCGAGGAAACCAACGCTTCGGAGGAAACGCAGACCGAGGAGGTCAATGCGTCCGAACAAGAAACGAACCACAGTCGCCCCCTGCCGAAAGGTATGACGTGGCATGAACATACAATTAATCAAAAACCAAAATCTTTAAACATGGAAAAGACATTTCGTGAACTCAACTGTGACGTTGAGTTTCAGCGTCGTCTCAACGTTCTGAACGCGGCTTTCCGGGCCGGGGGTACGACGGCTGACAACAATCCCGAGAACGTGGAGACCGTTCGCATGATCGCCTGCTCGATGCTCGCCGATCAGAACATGGTGGTGCTGGCGAACGCCTGCAACTTCACCAACTCCGTAACCAAGGAGCGCAAAAACGGCCTCGGTCTGCTCGTGGAGTGTGCCGCCGGTGGTGCCGCCGCCGCCACGCTGTCCGCCGCTGACCTCGGCGTCATCAAGTGGATGTCGTTGTGCTACGAGAAACTCCTCCCGAACAACTCGTTCATGCGTTCGATCCGTTTCGTCCCGATGTCCGACAAGGAGGGTGCTATCTACGTGGAGAGCGGCATCAACCCCGCAACGTACACCGGATCGGTTACGCCCGTCAACGCGCCGCGGTACTTCTACGACGACATCAAGCGTACGATTGCACGCGAGGTGTTCTCGATCCAGCCCGTGACGTTCCAGAACGCGGACATGGCCATCCTCGCGTACGACAAGCAGTCGTGGGGCTGGACCATCGCAATGGACTCGCTGATGTCCGACGTGTGCACGTACATCCTGCAAGTCGTTGCGAACACCCCCGGTATCGCAAAGGTTCCGACCACTGGCGCAACGTTCTCGTCGAGCGGCCTGTTCCCCATCGAGGCTCCGAACTCGAACGTGAACATCAAAGGTGTGTCGTCGGACGACATTACGATGGCCGTCGGTGCGTTCCTCGTACAGAACTACAAACTGAACGGTCGCCGCGTCGAAGCCGTCCTTTCGTCGAACCTGTTCACGAAACTGGCCACCGACCCGACGTTCAAAACCATCCTCACCCCGCAGTTGTCGGGTGCCGTTGGCAGCGAGTTCCAGTACAACGGTGTCACGATCTCCGGACGTAACCCGGTTGCACGCTACAACACGACTTCCGGCAAGCCCGAACTCGATCCGGCCATGTACACCGACGGTACGGTGGGCGGCGACGGCGAGATTACCAACGTGACCCCGGCAACGACCACCGCTAATCATGTAGGTGCGGGTCTCGCATTCGTCGAGGGCGAGGTTATCGCAGGTGTAGGTACGATCGACGTGATCGTCATGCCCGATCCGACCAACTACGGCATCACGATGTCCGGATGGATGTCTACCGGTGCAACCGTGGCCCGTCAGAACGGCAAGGGCGTCGCGCTGATTACCCCGACCGTCGTAGCTGGCGCATAAAGTTCAACCGACACGTAGGCACGTTAATGTGCCTACGTGTTACTTAACTCCTTAACTCCTTAAATCGTATGAAAGTAAACTTTGTAAAACAGCAGATTCTCTACATTGCTCTTGCCGTACGGCAGTACAAGAAAATGTACGTGCTCACGAACGGTCAGATGTTCCAAAAGCAGAGCGACGCGGAAAAAACCGCACGCACTCTCAATCAGATTATCGAAGACCCGATGCTCCACGTCGGTATCAAGGTAATCACCGAAGACATGGTATCGGAGGCCGATCTTCGGACGTACGGAAAATCCCCCGAAAAATTCAACGAATTGTTTGACGACGCTATCATTCCGCTCGTACGTGGCACTCGTGACTACGAGGGTCGGAAATACGAGGCGCCCGTTGAGCAGGACGAGGACGAAAAGGCACGTTTGGCCGCCCTCCTCGGCGACGAAGTTCCGGAGCCCGCAAAGGAGCCGGAGCCCGCAAAGGAGCCGGAGCCCGCAAAGGGGCCGGAGCAGGAGGCTGAAAAGGCTGTCAAAGATGTGGAGGCTGAAAAGGCCGCCGCCGAAAAAGCCGCCGCCGAAAAAGCGCTCGCCGCCGCGTCCAAGTTCGCACCTAAGAAAAAATAACAAACTATGGCACGAACAGGTTTCAGCGTAAACGTTAGCAACACGGTCATGGGGACGCCCCCGTCCGTGAACGCTAACACTATGCTAATCGTTACCGGTACTGCAATTACCGGGTCAACGTTCCCCGTGGCCCTCGATACGCCCGTGTTGTTCAAATCCGTTGACGATCTCGAAACTCACGGGATCACGATGGAGAACAACCCGAATGCGTATCGTCATATCACGGACTTCTACAACCCTACCATGGAGGTAAACAACACAGGTACGTACCTGTGGGTTGTCCTTATCGGGCCGTCCGACACGGCTAACGTGACGACAAAACTCCCCGACTTCCTCCGGGCCACCGTTGTAAACGGATTTCAGTACCGCCCGCGACAGATCGTCGTTGCGCTCGCTATGCAAAAAAGCGCTTTGCCCACCTTGCAGACGACCATCATGTCGATGTACGACGAGGGTTTCTCCACCTGTGCAATCATTGCGGGCGATAATTTCATGGGGAGCGCCCCCATCGAAACGAGTGCCGCCACTATGGACGATCTTTCGACGAAGAAAGCAGGTATGGTTGGCGTCGTCATCTTTACCGACGTGCAAAAAAAGCCTGCATGCGTTGGTAAGGTCGGTGGCTGGATGGCCTCGCTGTCCGTCGGTACGTCTATCGGCGATACGTCTCTTCCCGCGTTCGGTGATTCGCTCTACATGTGCGACATGAACGACTCGGAGGAGTACGTAAACACTCCGTGTGCCCAGTTGTCGCTGGCGACGGTAAACGCGCTGGGAGACAAGCAGTACATCTTCCCCCGTACCCGGCCGCCCAAGAACGGGCTGTGGCTGAACGACGGAGCGACTGCCGAAGACCCACTTACCGCGCTATCTTCGCTGGAGGCCGCCCGTACCATCGCTTCGATGGTGGACGATCTGCGTGCGTTCTACACGCCGTACATTAACGGCAAAGTGCCTATCGACGCTAACGGTAGGACGCAGTCTTCGTACGTCGATGTGGTGACTTCCCTCGCGCGTGAGAACGTCATCGTACCTTACATCGACAGCGGTGACATATCGGACGCTCGAATTACGCAGACGGACCTCAACGACGACTTCTCCGGAACGCGCACATGGCAGGTATCGCTGGAGATTCTGCCCGCACCGACCCTGCGCTGGGTGAACTCTTTCGTGTTCTACGTTAAAAAACTCAACTAAGGTATGGCACAAAAAGTAATCGCCGCAAGAGACTTTGATCTCTACCTCAACTTTGACGAAATCGGCGTCGTCTATAAGGTTGAGACTGGCGCCAATTTCAGCGCAAGCATCTCCGGAACGACCGACGACATCGGAGCGTTCTCTACCGACGAGCCTATCGCAACGGACAATGGCGGTAACACCTACGATATTTCGTTCTCGTTGCAACAGGCCGAAGCCCTCACGATTCTTGCCGCTCTTGCCGCGGCTACGCAGAACCGTGCAGGAGGACCTATCTGTCACATCCGTCAGATCGTCGAATTAGCGACCATCACGGCTGTATGGCACAAACGCCGCGACGTACCCGCGACGTCCACTACCGAAACGTACGGTCGCTGTACCGGCGTCGAGGAATCAGACGGCGTTGAGCGTCGGGGCACCGAGACACTCAAATCGTGGCGTTTCCGCGCCCGTAGTAAGAGCGTCAAGACGTCGGTATCGGCGTAAACACAGGTATGCGGGCTTTGATCGGCCCGCATATCACTACACTTTTTAAACAAAAGCAGGATGGAAAAAGAAATTAAGTTGCGTAAAGTTACGCTGAAAAAAGTACTGACGCCGGAGAGCGAGCAGGACTTCACGGTAGAAGTAGTACCGTTTAACCGTCGGAACGACGATCATGTGAAATTTGCGTTCGATTACATCGACATGCTCGGACGCAAACCGTCCCCGTTCGAAACGGAGAGTGACGCCGCGCGTGCGTACGTTATGATTTTCATGGCGCACAAAGCCGACGATCTAAACGATCAGAACAGCGCGATCTCGTGTGTGCTGTCCGATGTACGCGCATGCCGTGTACTTCTCTTTCAAGCCGAGACGCAGAAAGAGTTTCACGATTTTTTCGTCAACGACTAACATACCCTATCGGGGATGTTGAGGGGGTCGAGGAGGATAAGCAAGAGGAAGCAAAATGTATTGCGCAGAACTTTAAGATCATCAAACAGGCAAAGGAGCGGGACCCGTATTTTATCAAACGGGTCTTCGTTTCTCACTACTGTAACATCCCGTATCACCTTATGTTAGATGGGGACTTGTACCCCATGACGTTGTTAGAGGAACTTTTTGCGGCATCGTATTACCTAATACGTAACTTTGAGTTGGCCCCGTGGGCCACGGGTAATTTAGAAGATCGTGTAGAAAAACTTGTAGAAGATGGCAGGATATAATATAGTACTGGACTTAGGGGGCAACGCGGTTTCTCGGTCTGAAAAACTGGCGGCAAACCTCGGGGTAGCGGCGGCAAACGCAACTACCCTTGCGGCGGCATTACGTTCCGTTGGGACAGCCGCCGCCGCTGTCCCAGCCCGTACTATACGAGTAGGGGCCGTCCCTACGGGTTCTTCTGTGCGTGGACGGTCTTACGCCGCCGATAACGGACGCTTCCGAGAGTACATACAAGGTATGACGCGGCAGAGCGACGTAATGCGCTCGATGGCCCGGTATTACCGTGAGCAGGAACGAGACGCACGCGCACGTTATACACGTCACCGTAATACGAAAATCATGTCTTACGGCACCGGGTTCAATCTCGGTGGTTTCAGCGGGCGTTTCTCGACAATTTTACAGCCGGATGCTAACGGAAACATTCTCGGCATGAACGCGGAGAAATTAATGCGTGGTGTAAATGCCGGGGCCATAGCTACGTCTATGGTAGGTATGATCGGCAAGGCCGTTCTTAAAACGATGGCTTACTCGACTGCGGTGCCCCTTGCGGTTGGCGGGTTAGGTATGCGTGCCATGATAGGTATGTTGCAGTCCGAGGGCTTTGCTTCGGGCGTGCGTCTTATCTCACGAAGGCACCAAGCGCGTGCTGGTCTTGGTACGGGGTACGAGCGGGCCAACTCGAACGCGGACTTTTTGGCCGCAAGCTATGGCTTGGACCGTAGTACCGCGTTAAGCAGTATAAACGTTCTGACAGGACTTGGCATTGGTGGCTCCGGCAAAACGAAAATTTCGCTTGCGCAGGCGACAAACCTTACCAAAGTAGGTGGTCTTATTTCCCAGCAGGCGGGCGTACCGTTTGAACGTGTGATGACCAACATACAGCAGTTGTTGGTGCAGGCAACGCCGAACATCCGAGACATACGCGAGTTACTTAACCAAGCCCCCGTGCTCGGTAAGTACGCGCTAAAGGAGATGGAGGAGCGAGGCGTGGAGGGGGTAGACGTACGTACCTTCCTCAAAGATCAAAGCGCGCTTTTGGCGGTCCTCCGTCGTTACGAGTTGGACAATGCGTCAAATGCAGGTATGCGTGCGCGCGGTCAGATCGCACTTGCACAACAGGACTTTTGGGCCAAGATCGCTGGGAATAATGCCGCATGGAGTTACGTCGGCGGGGCTGGCGCAGGTCTTATAAGTGCGGGAGGTAATGCAGTGAACTCCCTCCTTTCTACCGTCACCAATAATGACGCTTTTCGCGTAATGGTTAAACGTGTAGAAAACTTGTTCGAAAATTTCGAGGACAATGGGACACGGCTCGTCGATAAACTTATTACGTTTATAGAGCGTGCTGGAGAAAAACTTGGCCTTGATCTCGGAGATTCACAGAAAGCCAAAATAGCGAACGACAAAGAACGTGCATTGGACGACCTACGCTACAATCGTACGTTTCGTAAGAATTTCGAGGCTACGCTGGATAGCGCCGGACTTCTTAAAGATGTATCGCCGAGTATGCGTGGTAAAGCCATCAACGACTATCTATCGCAATATCTCGATGTAATAAAACGAGACGAAGACGTACTGAACATGGTACGGGGTATAGGTACGTTACGTGATGCAAACGGCCCGTGGACACCAAGTCAGCGGAGAAAAGCGAATGAGGCCACCATTGATTGGGCCGCAGGGCTTGCGTTTAACTCCGATTCAACCGCTGTTTACTATCCGGTAACGGGTAATTACAAAGGCTATACGGGCGTTAAACACTCCGGAGTATGGGACAAGTCTACGTTACGCAATCCTATGACTGCTAATGCGGCTTACGCTATTGACTACTCCGATCTTGGCAACTCGCTCGGAACGTTTATTAAGAAGCTGACCGATATCGCTCCGGGCGCATTACCATCAATAGCAGGCGCAGGTGCGTCCGGGTCAGACCTTTCGGGTTTCAACAAAGACCGCCGTAACCTCGAAATCCATTTTCACGACGCGATTGTGAAGTGGACATCGAACATAAGTACCGACGACCCGCAGGAAGTCGTGGCAGAAGTTAAACAGAACATAGACCAAATTGCGTCAGAAGCCATTCAAAAGGCTATGCTTGCCGCAACAGGTAAGATGGGAACACGTTGGATATAGGTATGGGAATAGTCAGAGACGCAATAGAAACTACCACCGAATCGGTCCGGGGTGCTATCCAAAACTCCGGGCCGTACAAGGTGGCCAACCGTGTGATCGCCGAGACGCTCGACGCACGCGACGTGGTACGTAACACCGCTGTCCTCGCTTTGTCAAAAACGTGGATCGGGATAAGTCAAGTCTTACCCGCACAGACGGACCGCGCACAGAAACAGCAGAACGCCCGTAACGTACCTTTTACTCGAAAGGAGCAGGCCGTTAACGGGTTGGAACGTAGGTCCGGTCCGGAGTTGGACCGATACGACTACACAAAACTCTTCTCGTTGCAGATCGGCGACTACTTTATGCCGATGTCGCAAACGTTTAGCGTGAAAGCGAAGAAACGGTTAAACGTCTCGGCCCTCGTTGACGGACCCGACATTATCCAGCAGACGCGTAAAGAGGCTAAGACGATTAACTGTACGCTTCGCCTTACGCTGAGAGACAACCAGCCGAACCTCCAAATAATGGAGCGGTTGGAGAACGAAGCGGAAGCAAAAGTCGCAGAGTTGTCAAAGTTTCTCAACGAATTTTACGAAAAGGATCAGATTCTGCGCATACGTAACCAAAAAATTAACGAAACGCACGGTATCGAGTACGCGATAATCACTGAGTATACGGACACGCCCCGAGTAGGTATGGGGACGTATCAGTTCGAATTTACTCTTACAGAGGTGAAATACGGAGAGAACGTTGTTACGTTCAATCTGCGCGAGGTCGATTCGGACGCTGGTAACTATTAATTATGAACTCGAACTACCTTATCTGCCGCAACGAGGTATACATAGAGGATATTTGGGTAGGGCAGTTTGAATCGTTCGTACTTACCGGAAACGATAAGCAACTCGGCGATTCGGCTGTTCTTACTCTACCTCTATACGCTATCGGTATTGAGCAACAGGGGGAGGCCCGTTCGCGTATGCGGGAGGTCTTTAAGCCCAATGTTATCAAGCCGTTCGCGCACGTTGAGGTATATATGTGGTACGAGGGCTACGAGAAAATGCGTGTGTTCAACGGTTTGATCGAGCAGGTTGTAGAGGGCTTCCCCACTACGCTATACCTGCGCGACTTCACGCTGATCCTCAAATTCGGCCGGGTACAAAAGGTATGGGGCGACGTGAAGATGACGCAGATTATGACGGACATCCTCCCCATCGCAAACGAAGCGTTCGCAAAGGAGCGCGAAAACATGGGCTTCGACGCGAACCCGAACATACCGGAACTGACGTATACGACTGACGGACCGTTTGTACAGGCCACGACCAGTACATTCCCGTTTAACAACCCGGTTGATTTCAGCCCGTACGATACCGTACAGCGGCTTATGCAGTTGATGGTTTTATACGGGGGTGTGACGGACGACGGGAAAGTGTACATAGGAGGTTTGACGAAAAACAGTACTGCCCCGATTGAGAAACTCAACACGAAGTATAACGTTTTCGGGGCAGACCTTATTCGCGAGGATTCGCGTTTTATTAACTACGAGGTTAAGGTCACAGGCATCCTCAAAACGGGCAAGCGGTACACCGCAACCGGAGGTTTGCGCACGTCGCGCAGTACGAAACAAAAGAGTGAACTGGACAAGAAGTATGCCGAAACGATACGTAGCTACTCTACGTTGGACAGCGTAACGGAGTTGGATAAGTTCGCGGACAAAATGTTACTGTCTCTACAAGGCCGCAGGAACAAGGGTAAATTGATCCTCCCGCTCTACCCGAAAATAGAGCCCTTACAGACAGTCGAATTTACCCACACGCTGTTCCCGGAACTGTCCGGACAGTACTACGTATTGGAGTATCAACTTAAAGGCGACGTTAACGGCTTTTTCCAAACGTTAACCGTCACCGATAAAGTATTTGCGATATGAGTGTTAAACGTGTTAGTTACGACCCAGCCGAGGAAGCGGGAGGCAATTTCGGCACGTTCCTCGCGCAGATGTTTTCCACCGTTCGGACCGTTCTTGTCACCGTCAAGTCGGTAGACACGGCGAACGGGGTCGCGCAGGTTTACCTGTTTGAGGAGGACAAAACGTTCCCCGTACCTTTGTCTCTCTACGGGACGGAGGAGTACGGAACGACGTGCGTACCTACCGAGGGGTCTGCGGCGCTTATAACGTATATTGACGGTGATCTCAATCGTCCGGTGTTTATGGGTGTCTCGGAGACCGACAAGTGGGAGTTTAAACGCGGGCAGACAGTTGTAACGTTTACAACCGACCCCGACGATTCGTCAAAGGACGAAGTGAGTGTAGTAGTCGGTAACTCTAAGGTACGCATGACACCGGACCTTATTGAGTTAAACGAGGGGTCGTTGGACGGGCTGGTCATCGTGGGGAAACTTACGGAACGGTTGAACAAGTTGCAACAGCAGATCGACCAAATACAGTCCGCCATATCGTCGCATACGCACACAGTATCAACCACGGGGTCTGCGACAGCGCAAACAGGTGCTACGACGGGTACCACTTATTCGAGGGTGAGCGTTGACAAGTTCAACAACAGCGACTACGAGAACGAAAAAATTAAGCAGTAATGAAAGGCATAGTGTACGATTTTAACGTCGGTGACGTTGTTATCTCGGAAGACGGACCTTTTGTAAAAGGTACCATCGACAACCAAAACGTCGCGCTTATCGCCGTGTCGCAGGTCTGCCGCATCACCAAACCCGAGATAGGTGCGCAGATTGGGGCGCGGATCGTCAACCGACGGACCAGCGAAATTGCCGGCGTACTGGCTGACGCAAAGAAACAGGCGCAGAACGACGGCGCAACGAACGTAGTCATAGAGATGACAGACGAACAACTTTTATTTACGGGGCGCTATGAAGATTAAAGAGAATACGACTATTGTCGACGTCGCGTTTAACCTATACGGCTCGCTGACGGGCATCCCCGCCATCCTGCGACAACTGCCCGTCGGCGAACGTATCGGTTTCGATACGCTACCCGGTATGGGTGAGGATGTCGCAGACATCGGCCAAACGTGGACGCCGGACCTTGCCGGTAAAGACGTAGACATTAAGGTTGAGAAAGTGTATAACACGCTCGGCGTTGCGAAAGCCCCGTACTCCACAGACCTCTACCGGATCGGGGCCGCTGTAAGGTATGGGGAAGGGATTATCGAAACGCTTTTAAATATGTAATATATGGCAGAGTTTTTTACCAAGTCGGAACTTACGCGCTCCGACACAGCACGAATACGACGGATCGACAATACCCCTACACCCGAAGCGTCAGCCGCACTCGACGCTTTGATGTGGAACGTACTGGACCCGATCCGTCGGGTGTGGGGGCGTCCGATTATCGTCAACAGCGGCTATCGCTGTCCGAAGTTAAACGCGGCAGTCGGCGGCTCCGCCACGTCGCAACACATGAAAGGTGAGGCGGCGGACATCACGGCTGGAGACCCGGAGAAAAACAAGGTACTGTTCGACATGATCGTACGCTCCGCAATCCCGTTCGATCAACTGATCGACGAAAAAGGTTATCGTTGGATTCACGTTTCGTACCGCCCGAACGGACGTCGAAACGTATTACACCTCTAAACTATGGGAGCAGTAACCACAATTACAAATGCGCTAAAAGCTATCATGCCTACGTTCGGAACGACGAACGCAGACATCGAGAGTAAAATCATCGATGTAGTAGGTACGTTGGCCGACAGCGAAGCGATGGAGCGTAATAACACGTTGAACGTTATCAACGAAGCGCTCGCAAATCAGAAGATCACGACGGTGGAATACTACCGTCGGAAAGCCGTCGCGTTCCAGTACGGCGATTCGTTGGTCTACGATCCGATCAATCAAGGTGGGTATTACGACACAATCGACACGGAGAAACAGATCATCAAGCAGGCATACGTTGTCGGTGCTTATCCGAACTGGACCCTGCTTGCCAACGCACTCGGCACGAACGGTCATCTGCGGAAACTCACCGCCGACGAGTTGTCCTCGTTGCAGACCTATTTCAAAGCGTTCCAGCCGATGGGTCTGGAGTTAAACGTTACGTCTATGGACGTTGCGAAGATCACCGACACGGGTCTTATCATCTATGTGCAGACAGGTACGGACGCACAGTACGCCGCAGACCAAATCACGGCAAACCTGCTCGCGCACGAAGCGACGTTGCGTGAGACCAATACCGTTACGCTTACCGAGATCGTGGATGTAATCCAGCAGTATGAAAAGGTACGCGCGGTAAGTTTCGGTAATCCAGTTGCAACGGAAGTTGCGTTGGATGGAAGTACCCGTACTGTCAAACCTGTTAACGGTATCTTCGACCTCACGAACGGTGCGTTTACGTTCGCTACACCAATCACTACGGCACTCATTAAAACGCTTGCGTAATGTTCCGATACATCGATATGCCTAAGTTGGTTGCGTTCTACCTGCGGGAGTTTTCATACGACGCAGGTGGGAACGCTTCCAACTTATACAAATTCGTCTTCTGCCTTTGCCTGCCGTTCGTCTCACGCACGTTCCGTCGTGCGAGACTTATCGCGCTGGCGATAGCGGAATGCACCAACAGCCAAGACCAAATTACTCGGGTCTTGGAGAAAATCACAGGTGCGAAAGCCGATTATATCTTACTCGACGACAGCTACTACCTATCGTACGACGGCACGGGCAATACGCCGGAGTTCCCTTACAACGTGTTAAGCGAACCTTTGATGCCATACAGCGAAATGCCCAACCAACTGTATATGTACATTGATCTTAACGGTGCATCGGAGGATGAGGTACGCGCGTACCTGCAACTACTCATACCGTTCTACGTTAAAATAAATTTAGTTTTTGGCCCTAAACCTTAATAGTTATGTCAATTCTTAGAATTAATAGCGCAAACCCCGGCGTAAAACGCCCGTTAAAAGTCGAAGACCTCGCAAACCTGTGGGAGGGTATCGAAAGTGCGTTGGCACAGGGGACAGACGGCAAACCGCGTATCATCTGTGGTTTCGACGTAAATGATTATGACGAGGTAGAGCCGGGTATCATCGCGTTCAACGGTCATCTGTATATGTACGACGGCGAGTTGAGTTTGCAGGTGGGTTTCGGCGTCTACGCCGCGGAGCTTTCTACGGGTGATACTCGCGTACTGGGAGACGGCACGACGCAAATATTTTCCTACGCGCGTGTTATCACGGACAATCCGGACACACCGGGTGCGGTCCTAATCGGGACCGCATCGGTTGAGAATCTCGAAGCGTGGAAAGCACCTCTCGCAATCCCGGGTAATTCCATACTGACTCCTATGTTGGCGAACGGGTCTGTCACGGGACCAAAACTTGCCGACGAATCGGTAACGGGCGATAAGATAGCCGACGAATCGATAACCGGCAGTAAGCTCGCCGACGGCGCGGTGAAGACAATGCAACTCGCGAACAGTGCGGTGCAGATGGCGAAGATTGCGTACAATCTGCGTCCATGTACTACGGGCAACGCTCAACAAAGTTTCACCATGACGTCCGCAAATCAGACGTACAATCTACCCACTTTAATTATTACCCCAAATTCGAGCGGATATAATCTATGGGACATTAAAACGCTTTACGTTTCACCATCGGGTACGGGTAATTACACTCTTACCATTATGACAAACGGTTTTGGTTCCAATTTTGCTGATATGCCTGCGTACCTTCCACTCGTTGTCCAATTAGGACAACCGGGTGCAACGCTAAAAGTGCGCGTGGGCTTCTTAGCACCAAACAACGGAAACCCTATTTTCACGGATCCCGTTACCTTAAGTAACGGGCAGGTTGTGACTATGCTGTTAGTCAAAAGTTTAGCACGCTCTTGCTACACCCCCGTTTCGATGGTAAAGTGTCCCGAATAGTAAAATTCCCCGGCTAATAACCGGGGAATTTTACTCCTACTGATATAGGTATGCGTTCGAGTTTCGGACGCCGCAGCCTTTATGACGGTAAAAGTGAGTGCTGTTGGCACGTACTATCTGCCAGTGAGCGTAGTGAAAGCGGCAACAAATTAACAAGTGCCCGGCACGTTGTGCCGCTTACCCATATCTGTAATACAAAAAGCGTAATATGAAAATCATATATAACAACGTAATCCCTTTTAAGGGATTTGCCGCAATCAACCTGTTCGGAGTTATATTCGCGCGCAAGGAGTGTCGTCCGCTGTCGAAAGAAGCTATGAATCACGAAGCGATTCATACGGAGCAGATGAAAGACCTGCTATACATAGGCTTCTATCTGTGCTACGTCGTAGAGTGGTTGGTACGCCTTTTTATGAAAGGCAATGCGTATTGTAATCTTTCGTTCGAGAAAGAAGCGTACCGTTGTCAACACATTGCCGACTATACGCAAACCAGACGACGGTTTGCTATGTGGAGATAAGAAAAGCCCGACTATTTGTCGGGCTTTTGCCGTTTTAAGCGTTTCTGTTTCTCCCGCTGTCGCGCACGTTTCTGCTTTCGTATAGGCACGTTATCGTCGGCTAACGAAGCCCCGTATACGTCGCAATCGTATTCCCTGTACCTGTCTCTCATACTTGATAAATTACGTAAAAATCTTTCCACGAAAGCTCACGACATCCGGGGCGGCTCATGGGCTCGCCCTCCCACCCGTACCAAGTAGGTACGAGGTCTGCGTCCAAGCGTCCGCACCAACATTCGTTGTGTCGCTCAACGTAAACCGTATAGACGCCGCACGACGCGAACCCAATGTCGCCGCGTGCCAACTTCTCGTTAAGCGCTTCTTTGACCCAATCGGGTATTATCTGTGTCATACTATAAATCTATTATCCATTCAAGAATAGCACACGCTAATTTGAGAAAGAAACCAACGAATACTACTATCCCTACAATTACGAATAGTAACAGTATAATAAAAACGATCCAATCCAGTATCATTACATTGAAGTGTAAAAGGTTTCTGCGTCGCGCTCTTTGCGCTGTAAAATTTTAAGCACTTTCTCGTCGATTGTTCCACGAGCGATAAGATGGATAATACTCACAGTTTCTTTTTGTCCACTTCGATGCAGACGTTTGTTCAACTGTGCGTAAAGTTCGGCGTCGTATGTGAGGCTGTACCAAACGACTACTGATCCGCCAAACTGTAAGTTAAGCCCGTGGCCTACACTCGCCGGATGGACCAACGCCATGTCGATCTTCCGGGCGTTCCAATCGGCAATGTCCTGCGGCGTATCGAGGCGTCGGGCCGTCGGAAAGGCTTTTTTTAACTCCTCATACTCGCTCTTAAAACCATAGGCCACGAGCAATCCCCCGTCATACGATTCTCGAAGGTCTTTGAGAGCCTCTATTTTCTCGGTATGTACCACGTCATACGTTTCGTTCGTATCGTCCAAGTACACGCATCCGGATGCGAATTGACGTAATTTCATACCGAGCGACGTGCGGGAAAACGCAAGGAATGTCTTCTCGTCGCCCCCATAAGGTTTGCCCCCGTTCTCCTTTTCGAACGCAAGTACATTCGTCTCTTCGAACGTTTTATACTCCGTCATACGACGTTTCGGTAGATCGACGTATACGTTCTTATAAAGGCACTCCGGTAAAGCGACACTGTTTTTGACGATGTATACCAAGTGCCGACAGTCGTTCATTAGTTGATCCACTTGCGCCGGGTCTACCTCGTAAATCGACACTACGCCGTTCACTTTATATTTCACACGACAATAACGTCGGTAGAACTCTCCGAGCGTACGTCCTAACGCCGCTCCGCCGTCCAACAGGAAACATTGATGCCACAGACCTATGTACCCGTTATGTACAGGTGTGCCGGACAAAAGGATGCGATGCGGGACCTTATTACAGATACGCCGGGCCTCCTTACTGCGTAACGATTGCTTATGCTTCATTAAGGTCGATTCGTCGATGATGACGCAGTTCCAACATCCGTGCGGGATTTCCTTAATGCGGGTCACGCTACATACGCATACTTTGTGGGGTTCCGGGGACACAAGGAACAACTTTACGTCTAACGCTTTCTCACAGTAACGCACGTTGAGGCCCATGTTAAACGTGGCCGCTTCCTGCGACCACACGCTTGATGCTACACGTTTCGGGGCTATTATAAGAATGTTCTTTAAGCCCTCTCGTACAATCAAAGCGGCGGTCGCAGTCAGCGTTGCCAACGTTTTACCAGCACCCATCGGCGCGACGATCAGAACGTTTTTACGCTCCATTTCTACGCGCACGATGTTCTTTTGGTACTCGCGTAACTCTACCATACGTCTTCCATCTTTTGGTTATAGGTAAGTACGCAGGCGAGAAATAGCGCGATATCTATTACGATAATAACTACTACCATCTGTTATGCTTTTTGTACTCGTTCCATTCCCGTTGCTTTACCACTTTACGGTACAGGATATACACCAGTATCACGAGGGGCGCAACGATCATGGCGAGCAACATCATACATACAAGGTATATCATACGGCCGCTTCCCAGTTTGCGAGGAAACCATCGAGGAACAGGACGTGATGACGGAGCGTACTCGAAATGTTCAGTACATCGTTCTCGGTAGTGGGGTCGAAAAAGTCCTCCCGCACTCCGCTGTGAATGTGTTCGATAAGTACGTTGAGTTCGTTGCGTGTACGTTCTGCCATCAGTTCTGCCCCACAGCATATTTTCGGGTCTTCCCCCACGAGGACAGACGCTTCAACAAACTCGGTCATAGATGTGTATGGTACGCCGCCAATCACACGTTGCGTCTCGGCCACCTTATCAGCGGCATCGAGGAGTGTCTTCCACACGTCGTCGAACTCCAAATGGAGCGAACGGAAATGCGTTCCCGACACTAACCAATGTCGGCCTTTTACATTTGCCGCTACTACTTCGATTGTTGACAGCAGGATGTTCAAAGCAATCTGCTGTTCGTCATTGTTCGTTCTTGCCATAGCTAATACGTTTTATAAGATAATGTTTGAAGTTCTTTAAGGTTATGCACCGGTACGTCCAGTACATACGTTTCGATCCCTTGCTCTTTGAGCATCTTTTGAAAAAACACTTGCGCTTCTGTGCATACCTTTCCCGTGGTCTTGGTCTCCACATAAAAGGTATGCCCGTTACAATGCACGAGATAGTCCGGTATGCCTTTGTTGGTTATCGGGTGCATCTTAAAGATAAGGCCGTCGGCCTCCTTTATTACGTTAAGGAGGTACTTCGCAACGAGTTTCTCGCTATAAATTTTCCGGCTCATAGTCGTTAAATTTATGCGTTCCTGCGTCCGGGTCAATCGTCACATCCAACGTGACGACCCGTGTCAGATTGTCATCGACGTAATTAAGTACATCGTTTGCGAGCACAAAATCCTCCTTGTCTACAATGACTGCCGTGATAAGATATTCGTACCTGTCATACGCATCGCAAAACGCGGGGAAAGTCGAGGGGTTAACCTCCACAACGTGCTCCCCGTTGGCCGCAAGACGTTGTACGGCGGAGAACTTATAGTACGGTTTGCCCGAAAGGTTGATTATCATGGTTTTGACAATTCGTTAAGTTTCTCTTTGAGGTATGCACTACGCACTTTGTACGCGAAAGTGTGGCGTACCTTTAATTTAAACATGATATCTTTCATGCTCATACCTTGATCGAGCAGGATGATAATGGCCAGTTGAACGCAATGCGCGTAGTTATACTGTACAATATCGTCCCAAAACTCGGGAAATTTGTACTCCTTTTTTATCACCCCCATGACCGCGTCATAGTTGGGCATCTTTTTCAACTTTTCGATAGGTTGGGTCTCGAAACTGTAAAGAGCGTAGCGTATACGCGCCAGCGGTACGGTCTCGTCCATAAGCATGGACATGGCCAATATCGACCCGTTCCGGTCTTTCCGGTCGGCCAAACGTCTCGTCGTCCATGCAAGATAAGGTGCGTGGCCAAATTTGGCAAGTTGCTCACATAAAGTATACGGTACTTTGAATTTTCGCATCTCTATGTAAAAAAAGTCTACTACTGGATTCATACTATCTCTTTTTCTTTTCGGGGTTTCTTATCCATGCAAGCGACGACCCGTATATACCGAAGATGCGTTTTTTACCCGTCGGTCTGTATACTTTAGTCGCGCGTATTGCGTCTGCTATTTTACGACCTATGGCCGTGTTCATTTCTTTGCGTTCGTACCCGTAGAACTCTCGTGCTACTTCTTGCGTACAAATGTACTCCCGAGGTTTGCCAGTCCATACGTCCTTTTTGTCCTCCCAATAATCCTTATGCTCGAACGTCGACATCTCGTCCCAGTTGTCGGGAACAGGCATGTTAAGATAATCGAGCAACGAACCGAGGTCCAAATCTTCCGCACGGTGAACGTTGCGTACTTCTCGTGCTTGCTCCTCCGCTTCCTGCGACAGTACAGGTAGCACACCTTGTAGGTAATAGTGTACGGCTTCGGCCCAGTATTTGTCCACAAGGTCGAGGAACGCATCGTCGTGCACGCTGATCGTAATACGTTCCGGGTTGCACATCAAACCCCACCAACGCCGACCGTCCTCCGACGGGTCGTCGAGAAAAACGACGTCGTTCGACGAGGCGATAAACACGCATTGACGTTTGTACGTCTTTGTGTATTTAAGGTATGCCGAGCGGTAGCGGTCTTCACCTTTGGTTACAAACGCTTTACGGCTGTTGGTGGATCGGTTCTGCACGCCGTTCAACTCGGGAATCTCCATGATCCACACGCCGCGCAACTGCTCGTATGCCTCCTTACTGCCGTTAAACGTATAGAACGTATCGCTCCCCCACAGTTTCGCCATACGTCGAATGAAACGTGACTTACCAAGACCCTCCTCCGATACCAACACAGGTATGTAGTCCATCTTAGAGGCAGGCATGAACACGCGACGCACCGCCCCAACGAAAAACTTTACGCCTACCTCGCGTGAGTACAGCGTATCAGCCACACCGAAACAGTCGATAAATATCGTCTCCAAACGTTTCTCGCCGTCCCATTTGAGCGAGTTAAGGTAGTCACGCACGGGATGGAAAGCGTTCTTATGTTCGACGATATTCAACGCATCGTTCAGTACGATACGCGAATCAAACTCATATTTCTCCTCGAAATGCAGACGCAAATAACTCTCGTCCACATCCTCCATGTCGATGTACTCCTGCAAATTCTTACAGTCCTCGTTGTCCGTACGCACCTGTGAGGTACGCCAGTAGGGGAGTTTTTTCAACACGGGCATCTCGGAGAATTGATCGTACCCAAATACGTCCCGCAAGTCGGGGTCATAGGTAAGGATCAATTCCGCGTTTTTCAACGTCTTAGTAAGATTGCCTTTATTGTCCACCTCCAAACGTTCGTTAAGGATCGCTTTGGCCTCCTCGTCGGACATACTGTCCAACGTAAGACGGTGCGCTTTCCCGCTGTCCGGCTTAATACCGAGTGAATCGCAAAGCGCGGCCATCGCCGCCTCACCTTGTTTACCCTCTCCGAACTTGTACAGACGCACGGCATCATACGCATTGTGGCACCTACCTAAATAGGGGTCTGACGAGTGATTGGAGTACAAATATTTATCCTCGTAAATCACTCCTCCGCCGTATGTCGTTGCACCCGCTAACGTATATCGTCCGTTATTAGTCGGAATCCATATGTCCGACAGGTATGTTGCGATTGCTTCGCGTATCGTGTATTTCGAACAGAAACCACCGATAATGCCGCCCTTAAATTTAGGGTCCTGTACACGCACCTTGGGGGGCACCTCTATACTTGATAGGTCCCGCCAGTTTTTAAGTTGCCCCAGTATCTCGTCTACGTCCAGCGGCTCGCCGTCCTCGTGCGCATCGAAGTAATACTTTGCGTCTTTTGGTACGGACGGCAGGAACATTATGCGATTAAAGTCGAACGTAGACGTGTCGAGAGGCAGTTTAAACTGGTCGTGTAGTATGCGCATTAGTGCGGCATACTCGTCCGCAACTACAATACGAGACAACGGCGCGACTACACGATAACGCGGTTCTGTCGGTGTCGAACTGTGGGTCGAATGTATAATATACTGATGACCGTACAGCCATGTGTGCAAACTCTTTAACGTCTCTACGTCAGCCTCGTCTATGTCTATAACGAGTAACTGACGGTACGCTACTTTACGTTTAGTTACAAGTCCTCCTATGAAAAAACCTACGTCCTTTACTTCGACACGCTGGGCTTTCGTCATGTCCGAGTACTGCCGCATAGTCTCTTGCGTATATACGACGTCCTTTAGACGTTTGACGATCTCGGGCCACTCCCATTGGTATTGTTGTTGCACGCTTGTGGCCGTACGTTTTGCTCCTAACGCTATGTCATAAACCATAGTTGTTTTTTTTTACTCTAACACCTCGAACCCCTCTTTACGCACCTTACGAATAGCGTTTTTCAAATTCAACGCTTGAAAGTACATACACCCGTCGCGTGCCTGCACACGGGACGTACTACTGATGCTGAATTTATTGCGTTTCGCATTGTACGAATAGAAATGTTGCGTATTGACCTTCGCCGCACGCACGATCTTGGACTTTGAATCGTACTCGAACAACGTAAGACCGGGACGACGTATCATCGTTCCCAAAAATCGGTGCTCCTGCTTTTGAGATTTGGGCGCGATAACGGCGTCTTTTGTTTTAAATTTATCAAGTTCCATTTTATTTTTCGGCTTCTGTTTCGTATATAATTTCGGCTTCGACGTCGGCGTCGGTTTCAATTTTGGCCTCCGTTTCTTTGCTGTACAATCTACGTTCAAAGAAACAAGACTTTTTAAAACCATCTGCGCTCAATCTACAGATACAATCCGTAAACTCGTCGCATACCAGTTTCAACGAACACAAATTGCAATCGTACTGTCCGTCCAAGTCATCTTCGTAAACAAGGTCGTGAATCTCTCCGTTGATAATTATAGTTACGTTTTTCATATCGGTTAGTTAGTTAGTTATTTAATGTATCGGTCAGAATAGAACCCGTCGCCTGTCGTAACGAGACCCGGGGCCCATTCGATGGGCCGCTCCATCTCTTGGATAAGGTTTGCGTATGCTTCGGCACCATCATCGACAAGATACCATACTTCGTCATGTACAGTACCTACGCACTTATATGTGTAGTATGCGTTTTGTACGCGACGCATAATATCGACCAGTATGTCGCGTGCGATAGCCTGTACAACGTTCTCCGTCAGTACTCCGCCCCATAGCTTCGTCCGCACGGCGTGTTCTCCGCCTCGGGAATAGTCGAGGTAATACAAATCGTGCCGTTCGTCCATGTGCACACCTTTATAATATAAGGCACGCCCGCTGGGGAGAGTGATCGAGGCGGTCCGTCCGTCATACTTAAAGACGAGACGCACGTTATCGACGACGGTTACACGGCATACGCTCGTTTTCATAGCCTCACGGAACGCACGCTCCAACCGACGCCACAAATCGCAAATCTCGGGATTTGCTCCGCGCCATTTGCGCACGATCTCCGTAACCTTTTCGAGACCTACCTCACGGAAAAAGTCGGGTGCAACGCGGTCGATTGCGTTCGGGCCGCCGCCAAAGCCAAGCCCAAGTTCCGCACATTTACCCATCTGTCGTTCCGGCATACCTTTGTGGACCTCCGGGATGTTGAACATACGCTCGGCTGAACGCGAGTATATGTCCTCTTTGTTAATGAAAGCGTTCATACGCCATTTGCATTGCGCAAGCCACGCCGTTACACGCGCTTCGATCTGCGAAAGGTCTGCACACACGAAGTCCTTACCTGCTCCGTAGATGCACAAACGTAAGTGCTTACGCAAGTGGTCGTAACTCTTTACCTTAGACAGGTCTGTCGACGTGTCGTCCCCACCGTGCGCGAAGTTCTGCAACTGCACGCCGCGACTACTCCAGCGGCCCGTGTGGGCGCCGTGCCCGACGAACTCACCATGCAGACAGCCGTCCGGACAAATACGCTCGCGGGCCGTTTTGATCTTCGAAAAGGCGGCCCCGGTAGCTTGATCGCGCAACACCAAAATGGGGTGCGTGACCCCCTCGCGTGCCTTTTTATTGAGGGACGAGAGTTCCACCCCGCACGAAAGTAGTGCGGCCTGCACCTGCTTCGTGGAGCGCAGATTCTCGACGCCGTACAGTCGTCGCGCCTCCTCACCGGCGTCCGATGCGTATTTGTGCGCAAGCGTCTCGATCTGTGTGGCGAGGTCCATGTCGAACGGCACGCCGTCGAAGTTCATGTAAAACGTAAATTGCATTACGAAACACTCGATTCCCGGAAGTGGAGACATGATATTGTACGCCTGTCGCATTACCTCCACGTCCGATACGGCGTAAAGTTTGAACAATAAGGTACGTTCGATCTCGATTACCTCCTGCCCGTATTGCATGACAGATTTTACCATAGGACTGTTGCGCAAACCTTGTACATATTCGAGGCATACGCGCAGATGTTCCGCCGTTTCGACGTCCCGCACGTCCTCGTTATACCTGCCTATGCCTACGGACTTCTCGAACGATTCTGAAAAACGCTCCTTCATTTCGTTGTACTCGGTGTCAGTGGGTACGCCGAACAAGTCCATAGAATCAGCAGGTGCGGCTTTCTTTACGGGCTTTGCGTAATGTAACATCTGCTCCGGCGAGGCTTTGGCCTGCGTTTTGAGTACGTTGGCAAGGAAGCCCAACTTACGAGGCAAACCGTAGTATGCCGCGGCGTATGCAGTGTCGTACCAGTCGCACAAACGTGTGTCGATACCTAATACGTGAATCGCAATCGCCGCGTCGAACTCGGCGTTATGCGCGACTTTTAACGTATCACAGTCTTCGATTGCTTTGTATACCTCCTCCGGCATTTCACGAGACGTACACGCCGTATCGTCATTAAACGCCCACGAGATAAGCGTCATTTCCGTAGACGCATGGCGCGCATACCTGTGGGACCCGACGTCCTGCACGTCCAACTCCGAGCGTGTCTCGAAGTCGAGGAATAAAACTTGTTTGTAGTTCTTGCGTATCATCGTTTTGTAATCTCTTCTATTACTTTATAAATAAATGCCGATCTGTTTGCGTACCCGAGTTTGTGACACAGTATATTAAGCAACGTACAAGCGTTCTTTACGTCCAGGCGTTCCAAAACTTGAAGTTTTGCTTTATTTGCCTTATACTGACGTTGCGTTTCTTTCCACATCATTACGTCAGCAGGGTTGCCCCACGTGGCTACGACAGGTTCGCGACTATGCACAACCGCTTCGCCTTCGAACTCGTGCGCTACTATCGCGCCCGGTACCGCATACGAATTGACTTTGTTTTTGTAAAACATGCTCCTACCTTTGATAGTATCCATCAGATCGTCGAGATTATCCAAACGTAAGTAATGATACCCGTATTCGTTCTGATACATGTAGCATAAATAACCCTTCTCTCTCATGCGTTTAAATTTTTAAGAAATTTGCACGTTGTGCCGTCCCGCCCGGCGGGGCTAAAGCCCCTCTATGCAACGTGTCCCTTTTAAAAAGGTAGGTCGCCGTTATCGTCTTCGATAGGTGCGCACGGCTTTCACTCGTATTCTCCGAGGTCGATGTAGTCGTCGACGTTGTTCGACGCTCCGGCGATACGCTCACCGTCGGCATACTTCACGACAGCGTGAACATTGCAACCGATGCCCTGCGCGGTGGAGTTGTAATACGTCCAGAACGATACGTTTGCGATGATGTAGTCACCGTCTTCCAAACGTTCGTCCGAAAGGTTTTCCACCGATACGTTCGGCATGGGCACACCGTTGATAATCATACGGCGCTGCATGTCCGACACCAGCGGGCGGAAATTCTTGGACGCCACTTTGAGCATCATGTACCCGCGGAACGCCTCTTTGCCGTCGTTCATGTCGGCGAACTCGTCACCGTCGATCCAGCAGTTGTTTTTGGGGTTGATCGCTTTCGCGTTCTTGCCCTTGAACCCTTTCGACTGGAGTTCTGCGAACGCTTCGGCGAAACGGTCGTTGATCTGTTTGACTTTATTCTCGTCCGACTTGGGTACAAGAATAATCGCGTTGTACTTGGGGTCGCCCTCCACACCTTTTACTGCCTTTTTCTCGAAAAGACCTGCGGGGTACACGACACGGCACACGGGCGCGCCCTTAATCTGAAATCTGTCCATACGTTTAAATTGTTTAATTGGTTTGAAATGTGTTATGCGTTTTTAAGCATGTTAACGTAGTACTCTTTGAGACGTTCTTGCCCCTCGTCGTCACCCTCCGAAAGGAAAATATGCGCGAGAGTAAGCACGTTTTTGTCCGTAACGTTCAGCGTTACACCGTTGCCCACCTCAAACTGCAACATTATGCCTTGTACGAAGACCTGTTCGTGCAAATCCATGCAGTCCTTTACATAGTCGTGCAGGTCTTTGAGAGCGCACGCCTCGGCCCCGTCTGTTTCCCCGATCAGTGCCTCCCACAGACCTTTTGACTGCTTGATCGTTTCGATCAGTCCGATGACGTGGCAGGCCGTCGATACGTCGGGCTTCGGGAATTTTTCGACCGTGTTCCCGATCTTAACCTCCAAAGCGCCGTTTTCGTATTCAACGAATTTTGCGCTAATAAGGTTGTTCAACTCATAGTAATTTTTCATACGTTTAATTAAATTAAAGGGTTTATAACGTTGGCAAGTTTACACAACTCGACAATACGTTCAGAGTGATTTAGGTAGTAATACGAACTCTTATGCAACAACGTAACCGGGAGTTCGTACCGGCGGTCCGGCGTGTAGCCCGCACGAGTAAAGAGACCTATTAAATACTCTACGTTGCAATGGTTTTGGTATGACTTACGTCTGTGGAACTCGTCGCGCGGTACCTCGTCCGTGAAAAATAGGTCCATCATATCACCCGTTGACAACGTATTGTTGCACTCAATATAGATATGATCAAAACGTTTGTCTCTCAACGCACGAATGATGTACTTTTCGTCCACGATTTCGTTAAAGTCGGTAAGCCAAAGGATCGTTTGCGGATCGTCATACCCCGATCGTGCACACCTTTGTATCTCGAAACCCACGCACGGGACGTCATGCCGCAAGGGGATGACCTTGACGGTATATTGGAACTCATTGGAACACAGCACTTTAACATCGCCGGGAGTAAGGCTGGAGAAAGCCAAGAAAGGCCATTTTTGGGCCAATCTGTCGGCTGTCTCGGAGGTGCAGTAGGTAGGTAAGCCACCCACCTTATCGAGGCATTTTGTGTGGTCTGTGTGGTTGTGGGTGAGTAATACATGCTCACCTTTGGGCACCTCGGGCCAACCTACGTCGATGATCAGAAAATCGTCGATCGACGCAGTATTACCACTACTGCCGGAGTGTACTATATTTACGTTCATACCTATACGTTTAACTTGGCGCCGCTCGCGCTCTCTATTGCTTTTAGTACTTGATCAACTTTGTCGGCGTCACGTTCAGACAAAACCGTGAACAGGTTTGTCAGTACCTTACGCCGCAGGGCACGGAACGACGGGTTATTAAACGCATTCACGAGGTCACGGCCGCCGCGCTTCTCGTGGACAACACGGAACTCCCGCACGTCGAATTTGCTCATATCGTCCCCGTTGGGGAATTCGATACGCACAGTAAACCAGCCTTTGAATCCGGGCAGGTTCTCGTCCGGTGTCGGAACGCTGTTTATAGTATCTTCGATCTCCCGATAGCTGGACACACCTATGACCCTGCGGGGCAGGTCGGCTGTACCAAAACCCAATTCGGCGTATTTCAAGGGTGTGAAATACCTGCGCACGCTCGTCTGTATATAGTTTGCGTGCACCGTTACCGTTAAGACGATGCTATTCATAGTTAATTATGTTAAATTATTGGGGCCCGGCGGCCCGATCAAAGACCGCCGGACAAAATGCGTTATTGCAAGCCGTGAACCTCGGCTAAGGTGCGCAGGCGGGCCGTCTCCTGCGCTCTTTGGTAGAGTGCATCCAGCCTATCAGCCACGGCAGGGTAATGATTGTACGCGATCCCTACCGCGCTCGACCCCATCGTACAAGAGTACGCGCCGTACCTCAAACTGTACCCGTGACTGTCCTTTGTGATCGTCGCACCCTTATCCACCAGTTCGCCCCATTGCTTTAGGATGTTAATAAAGGTACGCGGCACTTTTTTCCACTGTGCCGCCTCGCTTATCACTCCGCCCGCACTCGACATTTTTTGTGGGAGCCAGTCGATTGTTGGCTCTTTGGGGTACGGGTACGGGTACGTCTTACTCCCGTTGCGCGTCTCGATCTTTATGCCGGACCGCGCTACGCGCGGGAAATTCGTATACCAATCACTGTAAACCTGCGTATCTTTTGCAGGAAGGAGAATCACGTCTACGCCGTACTCGTCGGATAGTTTTTTAAGGCGTTCGTACAAAGCGCGTGACGCATCCGACGTGTCCGGTATTATCGGGTTCCCGATTTTTGCTACCACCATGATATAAAAGATGCTACGATAATGACTACTATAATTACATATAGCAACCCTACGCACATAAAGAATAGAATTACAAAATCTTTTTGTTCGTCTTCCATACCTCAAGGATTTGTTATGCGCTCCCACATGTCTGCGACTGCGTTGTGTTTACTGTACTTGGTTGCTGACAGAAATACGCACTCCGGGTGTGCTCTCTCGAACGCACGTCGCAGGCTCTCGCGGTCCGTCGCTTCCTCGTTCGTCCCGTACCTTTCGTTGTCTTTGGGGTCGTTTTTAATATAAACGATCTTATACCGGAACCGATCGTAACGCCGCCCGTATGTCTCGTAATGGTCCATTACGATCTGCCGCGCGGCCTCTTTGAGGATGCAGACGCGCGTCGACGGCGTCGAATACTCCCCGAGTTCGTCCAATAGACGGTGATCTGTGGGGCAGGATAGTTGATCCCATTGGGCAATAGGCGTGGAACGTGTGTTAAATGATTCGTCATTCTCCCACGCACGCGCCAACTCCTTTGCCGCCCACCGACTAAGTATTATGCGCTTTTGCATGTCGTTCACGAACTGCGCAAAGTATTCGCTATGCGTGCATTTGTGATTGATATAATCCTGACGTGTGTACATAGTTTTAAATGTTTAAATTTGCGGGCAATATCGCCCGGTTCGTGCGTTACGCGGTTTCGCTCCGCCGTGTTGCGTCTTACGCAAATAACGCTACCCCTCTACTCTCCGACGGTGAAACGTATTACGTTCCTTACGTCGTCGAGGCCCTGCACGCTCTCGGCGTTGTCGATGATGATCGGAATTTTGTCTACGGTATCCGTCATCACCCGCGCCGTCTCCAGTATCCGCACGCATATCTCTACGCGCTTGGCTCGGTTGACGCTTTTAAGGGGCACACCTTTATAGGTGAGTGTGCAGGTGGACGAGGTCCGTCCGGTCGTTTTGGCCGTCGTCTCGGTGATGATCTGCACGTCGTCCGGCAGGGCGGGACGGACTGCCGCCGCATCAGCGGCCCGGATTTGTTCGTCGATGGCGGCGATCTGTGTGTCGATATCCTGCACGCGACGGCGTGCACTGGACGCCCGCGATATGATCGCTTCGGCCTGCTCGATGGCCGCCGTCTCTGCGTTGTAGGCTTTGAGCCGCTCGGTGATCCTCTCCACCTCCGCCCGCATACCTTGATAGGCTTCGTTGGCGGCGTCCCGCTCGCGGCGCACGGCGTCGATCTCGGCGGCGGTGTACTGCTTGCCGCACGTCGGGCAGACAGTCGGAAGCGTCCCCCCGATCCGGTTGAGCGTCGCAACGTGCTCACCTGCCCGCGCCAAATAATCGGTCTCGGCTTCGGTCAGCGGCTCGACGGTCCGCGGTGGCACCGTGCAGACGGTTAGCGCGTATTGCTCGGCCACTTTGCGCTCCTTTCGCAGGGCGTCGCGCTCTTTACGGAGGTTTGTCGCTTCGTCGTTCTCGACGAGGGACGCACGCACCAACAAGCGGCGCAGTTGCTCGGCGGTAAGCGCCGGATCAGTCAGTAGGTTTGTATCAGCACAGGCGACCACGAGATCGATAGGTATACCGAACCGTTGGGCGAGGATGTCGACGAACTCGGCTTGCGTGAGGGCATCGCCGCACAAATATAATTGTGTCGATCCCTTGGGGGTGAGTACACGCCGTATAGTCGTGCCGTCGGTGGGCCATCCCTTAATCGTTACGCAGGTGTTGACCTCGGGGGCCGTGTCCGTACCTGTTTGCGGGTCGATCCGTCGCGGTTGGAACCCGTTGAGCGTTCGGCCCGTGAGGGCGAACACCCATGCGTTAACCTGTGTCGTCTTACCTGCCCCGTTGGGCATCGTGCGGGACGTGAATGGCGCATCAAAGACATCGAACGCACCGAACTGTATTACTGAAAGTTGCATACGTTTAAGTGGTTGAAATGATTAAAAGACCCCCGGCCCGGCACCTCCAAGCCGGGGGATGTAGTAAGGTACGCACCTGCCTGCGAAAGCGAATGTTATGTGGGTGCGTACCTATTTACCTCTTTACTGTGCGTCCGGGTCGATACCGGCGGCGATCAGCATTTGGCGCAGGCGCTCGGCTTCGCTCTGCATCTTGGCGGCCTTGCTCTCGACCTCGGCCAGCCGTGCCGATACGCTCGCACGTCCTGTGCTCTTCGGGAGTTCGAACGACATTACGACTTCTTTTGCGGCCTCGACGTCAGCGTCGAACTGTCCGGCCTCCTCTTTCTTGGCCTGCAACTCGGCTTCAAGTTTTGCGATCTCCTCGCCCAGTTTCGCGCGGTTCTTTTCCTCGGCCTGCACGAATGCGGCGGCACGTTTGGCGGCGATCTCGGCGGCGCAGTCGGCGGGAATCTCGCTGTCCTCTACCACACCGCGCACCAGTTTTTCGGTCCCGTCTTCCTGCGGCACGAGCGTAGCGCGGAAAAAATTCCCGGTTCGCTTCTCGAAGTTGAGAGCGGCGGCGCCCAGCGCGGGCAATTTTGCGCGAAGGATCGCGGTGGCTTTCTGTACTTCGGGCGTTGCGTCTGCGGCGGCCTCGTTTTCAGCGTGTTCTGCGGGGATCGGCTCGGTCTGCGGCATCATCTCCTTTTCGTTCTCTTTTTTCATACCTTTAAATGTGTTTTAATTGGTTAATAATAGACGTCTTTACGTCATTGTGGCGGGCCGGGGTGTTACTCCCCGCGGGCCGGGGTGTTACTCCCCGCGGGACGGTTTGCCGTGACCCGCCATACCTTATTTATATAGGTGTTTATCGGTCGTACTCCCGGTCGAAGGCACGACGTAACGCGTACTCCTTTTTGTAGTACTTGCTTACGACTAATACCGTACGGTCGGTGTTGAGGCCTATTGCGGTGCCGTTGATCCCCTTTACGTACGTAACGAGTGGCAGACAGTTACGTATTGCATCGGCGTATGCGTGTTCGTACGTGCTGTACGTCTTGAACGTTATCGCTTTGATTGACTTGCTTCGCACCACTATTGCGTACGTACCGGCCGGCGTCTCTACGATTTTGGCCCGTCGTATCGGCTCGTACTCCTTTTTGACCCTCTCGCAGAACTCCGCTACGCTCATCTGCTCGTGCTCACGCCTTGAATAGCCCATTACGTCGTACTGTCGTTTCGTCGGGTCGTACGTTACGCATACGAGCGTGAGACACTTTACGTTGATATAATGCGTTGTCATACCTTGTTAGTCTAAAATGAAACAAACGAGGTTATATATGTACTTTTCGTCCGGGTCTCGGACCGCTATCACGGCGTCGGCTACATGTCCGAGGTAGGCAAGCCGACCCAAAAGTATTTCAGATTGGTCGCTTTGATCCGTGATGCCTACTACCGTGTATTTGGTCTTCTCGTCCATCGCCATCCGTATTCGTGGCGTGCAGGTAAGCACTACGCCGTCGCCATCCTCCAACGTCAACTCCGTCTCGGCTCCCGCCGTACCTTTGAGCAGGTCCCCGGCGGTCATAAGTGCGTAGCTGTCGGGTTCAATATTGAACTCCTTAGTGATTTTCAAAAATTCGATTGATTTCATACGTTTAAGTGTTTAAGTGTTTAAGTGTTAGAGCCGGGCCACGGTTTTCATTACATACAACGCTCGATTAACGCCCACGCCTGTACATGCGCTCTTACCTGCACGTCCATCCACGTTTCCCGTGCGTTAGGAGCCTTGCGCCCGTAGTCCGTACGCCTCAACTCGGACGGTGTGCAAAGTGCCTCGGCGATCTCTTTGTCTCGGATCATTGCGCAACCGCCATAGCAGTATTGTTCCCAATCGTTCGCACCGTTAAGCACAGTTTTTTCGGTTAGCGGGGGTACCGGGTCTGACCCCTCCCGATCCAGTACTGTCTCCTCGTATTTATCTAACAGACATTCGGCAATCTCTTTTACGCCCTTGTCCCATGCCGACCGGGGTTTAGTAGCCGCCAGCCGTTCCCGTATTTTCTGCATCTCTTTCATAGTTGTAAGTGTTTAAGTTTTTAAATAGTTTAAGTATATCGGGGGTGTCGTCCTCTCTCCCCCCTTTCGTTACACAAATATAATACGAAAAAGCGGAATCACCAAATAAAACCACGGAAAAATGTACCCGAACGTGAAAATAAAACGTTTTTGTGTAGTTTTGACCCCTACAGACCTTTTTTGTTTACTTTTCCCGCCCCCTGCATACCTTTTTGTTTTGGGTCCGGGCCGAAACGGTTTACTTTACTTGACAGGGTGTTAAGTAAAATGGCCAAAATTGTTAAGTAAATGACAAATGATCTTGCTGAAAACCAATAAGTTACAAAGGTGCTTACTTAACCCCTTTGATAATCAGCGAGTTACACGGGAAAATGAAGTCGCTGACAACCAGTAAATTAGAGGGGTCCAACTTAACACCCTTGGAAATCAAGCAGTTACACGGGAAGATTAACAGTCTGACAGACAAGCAGTTAGACGACTGTCAATTTGCCCCCTTGATTATCAGCGAGTTACACGGGAAGATCAAAGCCCTGTAAACCAGTAGATTACAAGGGTGGTTTTGTAACTACTTGAACGACACGGCGTTACGCGGGAAAATAAAGTCGCTGAAAATCAGTAAGTTATACCCTGTCAGATTTCGCGGAATCCAATTCGAAAATTGGAACTGCTGAAAATCAACGAGTTAGCCCCAAAAAATTCCGCGAAATCGAACAGCCCCGGGGAGATGCAAATTCTTAACTTTTCCACGGTTTTTCGACCCCCCAAGGGCCGTTTTTCACAAAAAAGTTAGGAATTACATTAAAAAATTACCCCTTGAAATTGATAAACATTTGATAATCATAGGTTTGCAAGAATTTTATCTTCCGGAAGATGAGACAAAATCGCTGTAAAGGTCTGTAAATCAAGGTGTTAATCTTCCGCTGTAACTCCCTATCAATCAAGGGGTTACAAAACACCCTCTAACGTATTGATATTCAGCGGGTTAATCTTCCGCGGCAACGCTCTGATTATCAAGTAGTTGAAAAATGGCCTCTGTAACTTGTTGATAATCACCGAGTTCATTTTCCGCGGTAATTTACTGTGTATCAGCAACTTAGAGAGACCGATTATCAGGCAGTTAGAGACGCTGATAATCAGTTAGTTACGAAAATTGACTGTCATAGCAAAAACCGTGCCAAACTTTATTTTCCGTAACTGCCCCAGTATCAGCTATTTACGAAAAACACACTTTTCCGCGGTTTTGTAAACTACTTGTAAATCAAGGCGTTACACTACTAATACGATCCGGCGGCCCGACGGCCCGGCGCGAAAGGTTGGCCGCCGAGACGCCGCCCCGTCGGACCTCGTCGGACCTCGGCGAGCCGTCGAAAACCCGTCAATCCCGGACACTCAACAGTTAATCCGCAGAATCGAAAAGCAGTACCCTAACGTGTTCCCCGTGGAACGTATCGACGTATCGACGTATCGACGTATCGA